CCAAATATCTAAGAAACGAAATCGACGGCGTTAGAGCTGACTTATCGGAGGTTGATTTGTCCGGAGTTGAATTGTCGGGAGTTAACTTGTCAAGAGCTACCTTGTCTGGAACTGACTTGTCGGACGCTATCTTCTGGGGCGCTAACTTATCAGGAACTGACTTGTCGAGAGCTAACTTGTCGGAAGCTATCTTATGGGGAGTTGACTTATCAAGAGCTAACTTATCAGGAGCTAACTTATCAGGAACTGACTTTGAGGGCGCTAACTTGTCTGGAGCTAACTTGACGGGAGTTGACTTACGTGGAACTGACTTGTCGGAAACTGATTTTTAAGGAGAAATAATATGAGAAATTTTGCAATTGCTGTTATTATTTATGTTTGCACGGTAACGATGGTTTGGGGCTTACTCTATGCTTTTAAGGATTTGTTATCTAAATGAAAAATCCGAGAATCAGTAAGAGAGAGCAAGGATTGCTTAAAGGGGCTATACGCCGCGTCTTCAGTAGGTCCGACCTACGACGTAAGGTTGTGGAAGCCTCGGTAGATCGCACTATTACCGATCCCTCACGACCGCGAGTCAAAGTTTGGTGTATCTGTAGAGAATGCCACAAGCCGACGCCTAAAAGCTACATGATCGTAGATCACAAAGATCCACTCATTCCCTTGGATTCCTCATTCGAGGACATGAGTTTAGACACAGTTGTCGATAGAGCATGGTGTGATGAAAATAACCTACAAGCATTGTGTGAAGATTGCCATACTATTAAAACGAAGGCAGAGAACAAAGAACGCCGAAGATTAAAGAAGGAGAAGAAAAAATGAGCAATAATATTAAAGAATTACGAGGACAAGTGAGAATCGCCGTGAAGGAGCTTCTACCGGAAGTGCTTCACGAACAGCACTACGAAGCCCTTAGAAAGCACGTAGATGCGCGTCTTAATGAAGTTGAGAAATACATCAAAGAAACCATGGACCTCATGAATACCAGACAAAAGGAAGTCTTAAAGTATCTAATTGAGAGTTACCTCGGTAAGCCTAAAGCGGAGACTGCAGAAGAAATCGCCGCACCAAAGACAGAGGGATAATCATGTCTAAAAATACCGTACTTGCTTTACCAGATATTCACTTTCCGGCCCATCATCCGGATTTATTTGAGTTTTTAAAATATATTAAGTCTAAATTTAAACCGAATGAAGTCGTGTGTTTAGGTGATGAAATTGACGCGGCTGGGCTCGGGAATTGGGATAAAGATCCTGATTCTAAGTCTGCCGGAGACGAGCTCAGAGAATCCGTTAAGCTTCTAAAAGAACTCTATAAGATTTTTCCTAAAGTCAAAGTTTGCGTATCGAATCATACCGATCGAATCTATAGGAAGCCGTTCTCGGTAGGTGTACCCAGGGATCTAATCAAGTCCTATGCTGAGATCCTCGAAGCACCGAGGGGGTGGCAATGGGCCGATCATTGGGAAATCGACGGTGTAATCTACGAACACGGCGAGGGCTTCTCAGGCCAACAAGGGGCTCTTAAGGCAGCGCAAGCGAATATGCAATGCACAGTTATAGGTCATCTCCACTCCTACGCTGGCATTCAATACTATGCCAATGCCCGACATCTCATTTGGGGATTTAATACCGGGTGCCTCATAGATCGCCACAATCCCGCCTTCAACTATGGCAAACACATCAAAGCGAAACCAATAATAGGAGTTGGTATTATTGAGGATGGAACCCCGAGATTTATTCCAATGAAGCTCAATAAAGCAGGCCGTTGGGTTGGAAAACTATGAGTCTCTACGCCGATAAAGACGTAATCGCATGGTATGAAGAGTATAACGATACATATCAAGTACTTAGCAGATCTTGACAATCATCGTCGGATGAGTTATTCTTTAACTATGAAAACGATAATTGTATTAAGTACTCTAATAAGCCTTCTAACTGTAACCTCTAACGCTACTGAGGAAACTCCAAGCCGAGTTCCTCACTACGTCAGGGAAGCAGCCGTAGCATTTAAGATCGATGCGAACTTAATGTATGCGATCTGCACAGTAGAATCAAACTGCCGATCTCGAGCTATAAACCGATCTGATAGCAACAAAGCTCAAAGAGACGCAGGAATAGTTGACAAAGCTTATGGACTATTTCAAATCAAGAAGGACACAGCTATCGGCCTCGGCTTTGTAGCCGAAGAGCAAGTCACAGTATCTGTTGTGAAGCATGGGAAGCTTCGAAAGGTCAAGAAGACCATCAGCCACATCAAAGACCTATTAAAGCCTGATGTTAACTCCTATTATGCCGCTAAACTCTTACATCAGCTCTATAAACGATATCACGATACTCCCAAAGTCGTTTCAGCTTATAACGCTGGGCATTCTACGCATCACAATAAGGAATACGTTCTCAAGGTTCTCAAAGTCTACAGCAGACTCCAAATTGACAAAAAACTCAAATGACGACTAATCTAAAGCATTATAAAGTCTACGTAAATCGTTTAGAACTGTTCTCCAGAGCCATCGGTGTCAAGATCGTTATCAAACCCTATGCCGATGAAGGTATATGGTTGCCTTGGACTAGAGTCGTTAAAGTAGACTCTGAACTTGACGAGGCCGAGCAAGTTGCTACGATCCTACACGAATTAGGACACGCTTTAGACGATATTTTAACCCCCTCGGGCCGATATTCGGACCGAATTTACAAAGCTTACCGCGCAACCTACCGCAATAAGCAGTCTAAAGCCCAACTTAAATTGGTGATTGATGCCGAAAAGATTGCGTGGAAATATGGCCGAGATATAGCTCAACGTTTGCGTATCCGACTAGGAAAGTGGTATGACGAAGCAGAAAAGGTTTCAATTAAATCTTATAAGGCTTGACGCAAAAGCGGTGACGTAGTAAATTCTAATCATGACTATGCTCCCAACGCCAAATTTTATAACTACGGAAGATTATAGATTCATGAAGAGCAAGTGGACAGAACAGATTCTGCCTGCAGGCTCTTTCGTCAGGCCTATAGAATTATGTTGGCTCCCCAAACATATTCTTGACGCGGATGGGCATAAATGGTTTAATTCCGAAACGGAGGTATATGCATACTGTTCATGGGGAATAATAGCAATACCTAAGAAGATAATGAGGAAAGTATGAGTGAAGGAACCAAACATGACTCAAATAAACCCGATCTGAGTTTAGTCAGTAAAGACTTAATGGAAGCAGTAGCCAAGGTTAGAGCCTTTGGCGCTGATAAGTATGAACGAGACAATTGGAGATTAGGCTTCAAATTCAATCGTTCTATCGCCGCTGCTTTAAGACATATATTTGCTTTCGCCGAAGGCGAAGATTTAGACAAAGAAAGTTCGTGCAGTCACGTCGCGCATGCGATATGCTGTTTAGAGCACTTGTTAAACGATTATCTGCATCACCCAGAAAACGATGACAGATGGAAACCAAAGGAGAAATAGAAGATGGCCCTACAGAAAGCAAGAAAAGACAGTAACTCAACCCCATTCAAGTTTTTGAATGCAGGGGATTCGATCAAGGGATATTATCAAGGACAGGTCACAAAGACCATCAACGGCTTGCCTGCTGTTGAACACATTTACAAGACACCAACGGGCGTCGTAGGTGTATTGGGCCAAGCTAATATTCTCAATCAAATCAAGAACAACGGTATTACTCCAGGCATGTACGTTGAAATCACATTCTCAGGACAGATGCAGCGGCTTAAGAATGGTCGCACCATGAAAGTCTACGATGTTAGCTTCGATCCAAACGACTTAGACAGTGACGTATCGGCTCCCGTTGACAATACCGAAGAATATGGAGATGAAGAAGATGAGGCTGAACCCGCATTAGAACGCCCTTCAAAGCCCGCCGTAGCTGCACAAGCACCTACTCCGGCCCGCCAAGCTCAAGTTCAAGCACTTTTGAACAAAGCTAAAGCGTCACGTTAGTATAAATCTTAGCCGTCGCGCTAAGTGGGGAGGCTTCGGCCTCCCTCTTTTTTATCTTGGGAGGGATAATGGTAATATACAGGCTTATCAGTCCTGAGTGGGCAAATTTGATCCCCAAAGTATTGGAAGGCACCTTTACTGAGGAACAGATAAAAGATTATAATGCTCAGGGCTATAATATCTATTTTCTACCCAACTATCCCTCGCTTTACGAAGGTGGAACAGTCGACGGACGCCACATAGACACCTTCGATTGGCTATTCATAGACTTTGATCTCAAAGATGGGGCCTATCCCTCCAACGAAGCCTTTCTTGAAGCCGTCGGCAAATTCCCTTTAAATCCCACTAAGATAGTCGAATCAGGACACGGCATCCATGTATATTGGCGCGTCACGGATCTTGACGCTAAGAGCTATCTCCGCCTACAACGTCGTTTGACGCGCCATTTTAACACCGACGAAGCTGTTGGCAAAATTTATCAACTAATGCGATATCCAAATACTCTAAATACTAAGATAAAAGACAATTTCAGGCAATGCGAAGAGATTTTTGTGTCTGAGAGTACCTATTCTTGCGAAGATATCGATCAAGAATTGGCTCCAATAACCATGGCTGATAGTGCCTATTGCGATCAACATTACAACAAGACGTATGATATCGACACGCAATCCCATAAAATCGACGAGAAATTACCGTATAAATTCGCTCAGTTATTAAACGAAAGCAATGAAGTTAGAGACATTTGGGCAGGTAAATATGATGACCGAAGCAAAGCGGATTATCGTTTAGGTCACATCATGTTCGCTTCGGGATTCTCGAAGAGCGAAGCCGTCTCCGTGTTGGTGAATAGCGCCAAAGCGTTGGCTCGTGCCCCCAAGCATAGACTAGGCTATGCTACTAATATTGTTGATAAAATATGGACTTTCGAGCTATCGCCTATAGATAGCGGAAACGAATTGTTATCTAAAAGCGTACAGTCGATCCTTCAGAAGGCAGGTACCAATCTTAAGGGCACAAGATTTCCTTGTTGGTCTTACCTTGACAACACCGTTAGCGGTTTTCGTTTAGGCCAAGTTATTGGCTTGGTAGCTGGCGTTGGTGTAGGTAAGACCGCCATAGCTTTAAATGCTTTTGAGGGCTTTGTTCAGAACAACCCTGATTATGATCACATATTCGTCACCTTAGAGCAGCCTGAAAATGAAATAGCCGATCGTTGGCGTGTGCTGTGCGGCGATAAAGTTCATTTACATGAAAAAGTTCAAGTACTTAGCAATTATGGCGATGATGGATCGTATCGACACCTATCCTTAGAGGAGATCGAAGCCTACATACTGAAATACAACTCCGTAACAGGCCGAAAGATAGGCTGCGTAGTTATTGACCACATTGGTGTACTTAAGAAGACGTCCAAAGACGGTCGACAAAGCATCGAGGACATCTGTCATAAGCTCAAATCTTTTGCCGTAAAGACCTCAACACTTCTGATCATACAATCTCAAGCCCCAAGAGAGAAGTCTGGCATCGGTGACTTGGAACTCAACAAAGACGCCGCATATGGGACAGTGTTTTTTGAAGCTTACTGCGATTATCTTATTACCGCATGGCAGCCCCTAATGCGCTGCTACAAAGATGGCGCTCCCACAATAACGGCCATTAAATATTGTAAGATTAGGCATAAGAATCAGACTAAAGACGTCATTCAGCAGGATGTCTGCTATAAGTTGGTATTTGACTCCGAAACTCAGAAGCTAAGAGAGTTGACGGAAAACGAGGAAACTGCTTTTTCTTTCTTTTTAAACAAAGCGACCAATAAACGGAAGCAAGATAGGAAGACAGAATTAGTCGAGTACGTGAGCGTGAAACCGGGAGGAACAGATGGAGCAACTCAAAGTAATCAAAACATTATCGGAACTACCCGAAGTAGAGAAGTACATTGAAGATAATGAATATATAGCTTTTGATACCGAGACCACAGGGTTAGATAAAGAATCAAAAATAATCGGTTTTTCTGTTTCTGCACATGTAGATATCGGCTATTATGTCGTTCTATCATATTGGGATGTCGCTACACAGCAACTAATCGACTTGGAAACTAAGACCGACGCTAAGCGCTTGCTGCAGCTCCTCAGCGCGAAGTCGTTGATCATGCACAATGGCACATTTGACTGTTACATGGTCGAAAACAACTATAAAGTGCGGCTAATCGACTCGTTACACACCGATACCATGATTCTCGGTCATCTGTTGGATGAAAATCGCGCTAATGGTCTTAAAGATTTGGCCGTATCGATATTCGGGGAAGATGCCAAGGATGAGCAAACAGCTATGAAAGCCAGCGTATTAGCTAATGGTGGAGAGCTTACAAAAGCCAACTACGAGCTTTATAAGGCCGACGCAGACTTGATCGGCAAGTATGGAGCTAAGGATACCATCTTAACAATTAAACTTTTCTATCATCTAGTTCCTCAGCTGATTGAGCAAGGTCTATACGATTTTTTTTATAACGACGAATCTATGCCTTTATTGCGCGGACCTACCTATGACCTCAATACTACCGGCCTAAAAGTCGCCCAAGATCGACTAATGCAGATAAAAGGTGAGTTAGAGGCCGAATGCCTCGAAGCCAAAGATATCATTCACAAAGAAATCGCCCCAATGGTGAAAGCGAAGTATCCAGGAACCAAGAAAACCAATAACTTTAACATCGGATCATCCAAGCAACTCGCATGGCTTCTCTTTGGTCATCTGAACCAAGATTACGTCGGTTTGACCAAGGAAGGCAGAAACCTATGTAAATCATTAGGTTACAAACTACCTTACTCCGCGAAGGCTCGAAGAGAACTTATCCAGCTCATAATAGCCTCTAAAAGGCACACCTACGACGAAGCCCGAATCAATCCTAGGACCAAGAAGCTTGGTAGGCCAAAGAAAGTCGGGGAAGTATGGAACTACATAGCATGCGACAAAGCGGTATTGAAGAAATATGCCGAAAAGTACCTATGGGTTAAGAAGCTTTTAGAATACAGCAAGAGCCTGAAACTCTTGAATACCTATGTAGAAGGAATCCAAGAGCGCATGCAATATGGTGTTATTAGGCCCTCATTCCTACAGCATGGCACCACTTCGGGGCGATATTCTAGCAAGAACCCGAACTTCCAAAACTTACCGAGAGACGATAAACGCGTAAAGTCGGCCATTGTTGCTCGCCCCGGTAAAGTCTTCGTCGGAGCCGACTACTCACAGTTGGAACCACGGGTATTCGCTAGCTTTAGCGGTGATAACAGGCTCTTAGATTGCTTTAAATCAGACGCCGACTTCTATTCTACCATCGGCATAGAAGTCTTTGGCATCTACGATTCTAAGCCTACAAAGGACGATTTTGGCACGAAACACAAAAAGTTGAGGGATATAGCCAAAGTCGTAGCCTTAAGTGCTACATACGGCACTACAGCCTTTAAAATGGCAGGTGCTATAGGGAAGAGTACCAAGGAATCTCAAGAGGTTATCGATGATTATTTTGAGAAATTCCCCAAAGTAAAAACTTTTATGTTGCAGAGTCATGAGCAGGCCAAGAAAGAAGGCCGAGTGGTAAACCTGTTCGGTAGACCCCGCCGAATGCCCAAAGCCAAGGCTTTAGATGCTATTTATGGCAATACACCACATGCCGATCTACCCTATGAGGCTCGTAACATATTGAATTTATCGGTAAATCATAGAATTCAATCCACAGGGGCGTCAATAATGAATCGAGCAGCCATAGCCTGCCACAATATGTGCACAGAATTAGCAAAAACTGATACGTTATGGTCAGAGGTTAAAATTGTACTACAAGTGCACGATGAATTAATTCTGGAGGGTCCCGACGCCTTAGCCGACGACATGGTGATTATCCTGAAGGAAGCCATGGAGCACACCGTAACGCTCCCCGGTGTCGAGTTGATTGCCGAGCCGAAAATTGCCAAGAATCTCGCCGACTTAAAATAAGTTGACAAGATTTCTATACTTTGTTACTCTTTAATCATGAACGCATATTACACAGAAGGAAAGATCGTAGTAGTAACAGATAGCATGTCCGTGTACACACTCATAATGCTTAAGAACTTAGGATATACTATCAAATTCATGTGTTAAGGAGATCGTATGAATAACGAACAGAACGTCCGATATGTGATGGAAGCAATAGCAGCAGTAAAAGAAGAAGCAGCACGAGCAAAGAAAGCCCTTGATTTCGTTAGGTATAAAGAAGCTATGGGCAACCTTTTAGCCTTAGAAAACACCTTGGTGACGGAAGTAGAAAAATTGTTAAAAAATGGTTAAGACCTCTTGACAATTTCAGTTTAACTGTGACATCATAGACACAAGGAGATTCTTTGTGTCTATGATGTCATTTAAACGTCTTGCAAAACAAGTTCGCGCATTATTCCCTTCCAAGCTTCCTCAAGGCGCCACAGCATTTGAGGCTTGGATCACCGAATTCGAAGAGATCTATGACCTTCCTACGAAAGATCAGGATTCTATCAGATTCGCAGTAGCAGCCATGATCATCAATCTTGGCACGACAACTGCATATAAATCCAAGTTTTATTTCTATCTCTCTATTTGCTCTGGCGTTGCAAAGCAAGTCGCTGGCGCAGTATTTCATGAGATCAAAACCAGACAGCTCGCTGAGCAGAAAAAAGCACAATCAAATGGGCAACCGACCACCTAAAGAACTACAAGATGAATGGTACGCAAAGTTAGCTAATGATGGCTTTGATGATATCGAACAGGATGAAGATCATCTAAAACGATGGACTGTACACAGAGTAAATCGATTGCTTTATCCAGAGATGCGAAACGAAACTTACAGAGGCGCGCAGAATCCACGCTCAAGCGCACAGCGCATAGCAGAAAAAGAAGAATATTATAGACTTGCAGGTTTTTTTCTGCATGACTACGACTTTAAAGATGAATTAGAACGGTTGATTTGGGAGATGCATTCTGAAGGTATGAGCTCGCGAGAAACATCCCACAAGCTAAAACAGAACGGTATAAAAGTCGCAAGTACGCAAGTTCGCGAGCTGTTATCGGCGCTTAGAAAAGAAATGGTTAAACGATATGCCAAGTGAAGCGATAAATAAGGCAGACTTAATTACAATCCGCGACCTGCATCCAGATGATTTAAACTTCATATTTGCAAGTTGGCTGCGAGGCCTGTATTATGGCGACAGCTGGTATTCGGACGTACCCAAGGACGCCTTTATGGGTCATTACCACACCGTAATAGATTATTTGATAAAGAAACCTAATACGATCGTTAAGATCGCGTGCCTCAGAGAAGACCCAAGTGTAATCTTAGGATACTCTGTCTACAACGAGAATGCTTTACATTGGGTATTCTGCAAGCGTAACTGGCGCAATATCGGCATAGCAAAAGATTTAGTTCCCTCAAATCTTAATACGGCTACCCACTATACAAAGGTAGGTCGCTCTATTATGTATCGTAAACAATGGATATTTAATCCATTCATCCTTTAAGGAGAAACCATGGAAACCCCACGAACCTTAGACCAAATTAATGCAGAATATAGAGAATTATGCGCTCAAGCTGGGCATATGAATTATCAAATTCATATCTTGGAAGGCGAACTATCTGTTATCAACCACAAATTAGAGCTTTTAAACAAAGAAGCTAAAGACCTCACTCAGGAGAAGAAAAATGTCGAACAGAGCAGTTAAGTACGCAAGATTACAAACAAATGCTTATGTTGTGGGCGCCGGAGAATTAGGAACAGTGTTCCCTCCTCAAACCAAAGTCTTAGAAGGCCTCACCATGGCGGTGTCGGATCTTGGTCTTATGATTAGCTTTAAATATCAAGGGCATACTAAGGAACTTCTGATTCCTTTGGCTAATGTGAGTCTAATGGAATTGGCTTCAGAGCTAAAACCCGTCGCAGCAGTAAAGGCCGTCAAATAACATGCGTAAACTCGTTAATGGGCAGGTAGTGAGCGTAAAAGACGACAACGGTGCATACCTGCCCTCGCATGCGACGCCTCCGCCCGCGGATGACAGTCCAAAAGATCCGCCAAAGGCTGAGATCAATTTGGATAATCTAATGGATTCGCATCTCTTGCTACTTTTTCGAGAAACCCGAGCGTTACTTATAGAATCAGCTAAAGGTGAGAAGCTGAGTAAAGATAGTTCTCAGGCCATGCGCGAAAACATGAAGCTTATCATGGAGTTAAAGAAGAAAGAAAAAGAATTACTTGAAACACTCACGGATGATGAAATTGCAAAAATGATCGAGGCTAAACTTGACGAAACTAAGAAATCCTGACAAAATCGCCCTGATTGTAGAAAAACTACGCAGACAGAAAGCAATAGCCGAGGCTCAGCCGCTGAAGCTTGAAGAGAATTTCGAAGCGCAAAACGCATTCGTCAACGATCCTGCTCGATTCCTAATAGCTCAATGCTCACGCCGTGCAGGGAAATCCAATGCCTTGGCTCTGAAATTCTTTAGAACCTTAGAGAAATACCCAGGCGCACAGTGCCTCTATTTAGCGTTAACTCGAGACTCCGCTCGTGCCATCATGTGGCCGGTTCTTCAAGAACACAACGAGAAATATAAGATTGGATGCACATTTCTTGAATCTCGACTAACTATGACCCATCCAAATGGTGCTAAATTACGTCTATTAGGCGCTGACTCGAAAAATCTGAAAGCTCGCTTCAAAGGTATTAAATCTCCGGGCGTAGCTATAGATGAGGCGCAAGATTTTGGCGCACACCTCCAGTCTCTCATTGACGAAGCTTTATCCCCCACTCTCGCTGACTATAAAGACGGATGGCTTGCTCTCACAGGAACCCCAGGCCCAGTGCCAAGCGGCTATTTTTTCGATGCGACTCAAAATGGGAAGTATGGATATTCCGTACATCGATGGACGGTCTTAGACAACCCTTTTATGCCTGATGCAATGAATTTCATTGACGGTATCAAATCTAAGTTCCAATGGGATGACGATCACCCGACACTACTTCGCGAGTGGAAAAACAGGTGGGTGTTGGATGCCAAATCTTTATGGATTAACTATAATGAGAAACTTAACCATTACACTCAAATTGAAGGTTTGGGTGCCACTGTTAAGTTAAACTATATTATGGGCGTCGACATTGGTTTCAAAGATGCCGATGCGATAGCCATACTTGCTTGGTCTGAACAACTTGATTCAACATATTTAGTTGAAGAACTCATCACGCCGAAGCAGGACATCACCTCTTTAGCCAATCAAATCGAAGCTTTACGCAAGAAATATGATGTCGATAAGATCGTTATGGACGCCGGCGCCTTAGGTAAAAAGATCGCTGAGGAACTCATCCGTCGACATCAAATTCCTGTAGAAGCCGCAGATAAGTTGCGGAAACAAGAAAACGTCGAATTCCTCAATGATGCTCTAAGGTTAGGTAAGTTCAAGGCTAAAAGCGCCTCTCGTTTCGCTCAAGACTCCTATCTCATTCAAATCGATTGGGACAAGAGTACACCCGATAAGATCGTAATCAAGAAACAACCCCACTCTGACATCATTGACGCAGTGTTATATGCGTTTAAAGTGAGTCCTGCTTACACCTATCAAAAGCCTGTAATATTACCCGCTTACGGCTCCAAAGCGTGGGCCAAGCAGCAGGAAGAGGATATGTTTGAAAAGACCTTAGAAAAGCTTCAAGAGCAGCAAGATTACGCTAATCGAATCAAAAACCTCGGCTGGGGCGATTAATTACCCCTATTTTATCCAAAAAGTACCCATTTTGATCAAAATCGTATCCATTTAAGATCAGAACAGCAAGTTTAGAGGTATCTCATGATTCCGTTTCTCAAGAATAAAAGCCCCAACAACACCGGTGTCATTACTACATTGAGGACTGATAACGGCATGGAAGAACAAACCCCAGCAGATTCTGAAGGTTTAGAAGCATGCATGGAAGACTTCTGCAAAGCCCACGAAAAGAAAGATTATAAAGCTATGGCGTCCGCAATCAAGGCCGCCTTTGAAATATTGGAAAGTGCGCCTCATAACGAAGGCCCTCACACTAACGAATAAGGAATAACCCATGCCATTGATCAAAGGAAAGTCTCCTAAAGCTTTCAGTAAGAACGTTTCGACCGAAATGAAAGCTAACCCAGGTAAAGCCAATAGAGCTCAAAATTTAGCCATTGCATACTCAACTCAACGACAAGCTAAGAAACGCAAGATGGCATCTGGTGGAGAAATCAAAGCCGCATCCTCAAGACCTACGATCGACGAGATGGAACAACGCAGCATGAGAATGACCGACCACTTAGATCCTGAACATGATGCCAACGAGCTCAGCCATATGGCCGAAATCGATGCACGCGACGAACACATGAGCGGTATTGACGACGCTGACGACAAGCGCGAAATGGACATGGTGCATCAACAGGCTCTCGCTGAAGGTGGCGAAATTAGCTTCCATGACGAACACATGGACAACATCGACGACATGAAGCGTAAACGCAGCATGGATATGCTTGATGCTAAGCCAATGAGCCACATGTCTGAGAAACGTGCTGCAACCAAAATGGTTGATGAAGATGACGGAGACAGCATGGAAACCGACATGATGCACCAAGAACTTGAATCAGACAGCTTATCCAAAGACGGTGTTCTTAGATATTCCAAAGGCGGAAGCGTAGCCGACATGATCCGTAAAAAGAACATGTATGCTCGAGGCGGAGAAGTTGACCTTCAAGACAGCAATGGTGACGAGCATTTAAACGAAGAAGACCAATTAAGCTTCGACGCCGCTCGTAAAAAGACGTACTACGACGACAGCCAAATCAGTTCTCAGCCCATGGATTCCAACGAACATGGCGACGAACTCAGTGATGCTGACAGCCACGACATGGTAAGCTCCATCCGTAAGCGAATGAAATCTAAACGTAGTTAATTGAGGTTCGCATGAGCCCTAAAGACCTTAAGAAATTAGCCAAGGCTTGTAGAGAAGCCGGGATTACTCACTTTAAGAATGCGGAAATCGAATTTACGCTATCTGAAGATGCACCGGTGCTTACGACTAAGAAAAAAGCAGACATGCCCATTATAGATCAGCACTTAGAGACGCCCGATGCTATTTCTGAAGAGGATCTCCTCTTCTGGTCGGCAGGTGGCGGAGTAAACTAACATGAAAGTCACGTCCAAGGCAGCACCAAGCAGTCAAGTATCCTTCAAAACGACAGATGTCAATGCTGCCCTCAAAGGCATTTTCAAGTGGTGGACTGCCAAGACCGACAGAGACCTCACAGGACAGGTATTAGCCACGGCAGCCTATCTTAAAGAGTCACAGAACTACCTACAACGTCAGTCTGCCCTCTATGCCCGCCTGTACGGCAATATGAGCCTGTTCAGCTTCATCGGCTCTAATATGATGAAGATGGACCAACAGACAGGCCTACCTCAAGATCGACCCACCTTCAACCTCGTCCAAGCTTGCGTAGATACCTTAGTCTCCAGACTCAGTCAAAACCGTCCCGCCCCCGTATTCCTCACCGATGCCGGCGACTATAAAGAACGTAGGATGGCAAAACAGCTTAATAACTTCGTCCTCGGTGAATTCTATCAAACCAAAGCATATGACAAAGCCGCTATACTATTACGCGACGCTTGTGTATTAGGAACGGGTATTCTGAAGGTTTATGAGACCCCAGACCATAAAGTAGCCTTAGACCGAGTTTTGATGACCGAACTTCTCGTAGATTCCAATGACGGTATGTACGGTGAGCCGAGGCAGATCTTTCAAATGAAATTAGTTGATAGAGATGTTTTGAAAGATATAGCACCAAAGTACAAGAGCATCATCACAGACGCTGCTACGGCCTATCCTGACAACTCTGGCGACGCCTCTAAGACAGTATCTGACCAAGTAATGGTTGTCGAAGCATGGCACCTCCCAAGCGGTAAGAATGCCAAAGACGGCAGACATGTCATAGCTTGCAGCTCAGGTATCCTCTTAGACGAAGATTACAGTAAAGAAAAGTTCCCATTTGTAATAATGCAGTATTCTCCTAAACTATTAGGCTTTTGGGCCCAAGGCCTTGCCGAACAGCTAATGGGAACCCAAATTGAAATCAACTCCCTCCTATTCACTATCTCTCGATCTCAAAAACTTGTTGGTGTCCCTAGAATCTTTGTAGAAGCAGGGTCTAAAGTCACTAAAGCCTCCTTCAACAACGATGTGGGCTCCATTATCGAATATAGAGGCACAAAGCCACAATATGAAGTCGCACCTTGCGTTCCTGAGGAGTTATATGCACAGCTGCAGCGTATCATTGACTACGGATTCCAACAAAGTGGTGTGTCTGCAATGCAGGCGTCAAGCCAAAAACCCGCAGGCCTCAATTCTGGAGAAGCAATACGATCCTATGATGACATCTCTACAGACCGTATGGCCGCTCTATCAAAGCGATATGACAACATTTTCGTTGAGTTGGCTTATGCGGTTACTGACTTGGCAAAGGATATTGCAGAGCGCGAAGGGTCATATCAAACGATTTATCCTAACAAAGATGGCACCAAGCAAATAGACCTTCCCGAGTGTTCGCTAATCCAAGATCCCTTTGTAATTCAAGTATTTAACCAATCTAGTTTACCTAAAGATCCTTCAGGCCGAATGCAGAAGATCACCGAGATGATCCAAGCTGGTATGATCTCAATCAAGGAAGGTCGACGACTCTTAGACTATCCAGACTTAGACCAAGTCGAAAAGCTTGCCAACGCCTCAGAAGAGCGTATATATCAAATCTTAGACAAGATAGTCGAAGACGGCGAGTATACCCCTCCAGATCCGTTTATGGACCTTCAGTTGGCCTCAGAGCTTGTAGTTCAATATTACAATTTGTATTCGGCAGCTAAACTCGAAGAAGAGCGATGCCAAATGCTCAGAGACTTCTTCTCTCAAGTTCAAACTATGACTCAAGCCGCTCAGCCGCCTGCTCCAATGCCAGCTGGAGCACCTGCGGCTGCCCCTCAAGCTTTGCCCCAAAGCCCGTTAGTCCCCAACGGAAACCCCGGCGGGGCGCAATGATGCCTCTCAGGAAGTTCTGTAAGGAATGCGGTAATGTCACACAGATTCATAGGCCTATGATCAGCGTCTCAGGTTATCAACGTGCCATCTTAATTTTAGTATCCACAGTGATACTACTAAGTTTAGAGCTAGCGAAGCTCCATATCTAAGCAGCCACTAATATAAAACCCAACGATATAAGCAACTTATATCGTTAAAGCAATGAACGTATTAGGAGTCATAAAATGAAATCCCCCCTATCGTACTTGACGTACGCCCTCGCCTTATGTAAATGGAGAATCAATGATCTATTGTTTCGACTAAAATACAATCAATTCGCAGGCTTAAGCATTAAAATTGAATTGAAGAAACCGCCTAAAATTGACAGCCGTCTATGGGCTATACAGCGACTAACCAATCCTCATCCCAGTACTTCCGCGTCCATTCCTCGCCTTGATATAACAGATTGCAAGGATGATGAAGATTTAGAATCGAAACAATTTGTAATTACCCAAAACATGAACGCAGGAGAATAATATGAAACTCGAACCATTGGCCGCACCAGCCATCGTACAGCCCACAAACACAACCGTAGCCTCTAGAACCGCAGCAGGTCAAAGAGCTATCGAAATGATCCAAAATGGTGGATCTCCACAAGCTCAGCAGCATCCTGTTCAGAACCCCACTCAGATCTCCCCTGAGGAAGCTTCTGCCGTCAGGAGTGCAAGAGCTGCTCCAAAAGATCAGAACAGCAATAATGAGAGTCTACCTCCTCAAGGCCAAGAAGAGACGAAAGCCGAGGAACAACCTCTCAGTTCTCGTTATGCTGCACTTGCACGCCAAGAACGCGCAAATCGCCTTAAAGATCAACAGATTAGGCAAGAACGCGCTACATTGGAAGCCGAAAAGGCCAAGATCGCTGCCGAACGCTCTAAACCTACCTCTCAATTCGACGAATCTAAGTATGTCTCCAAGGAAGACCTCCTAAGAGATCCAATTCGTACATTATTGAATCAAGGCTTAACCTACGATCAATTGACTGAGGCTGCCATCAATGGCCCAAGTCAAGAGAACATGGCTACCCAAAATGAGCTGAGAGCCCTGAGAGAAGAGATGAAAGCCCTAAAAGGCGAGACCGAGAACACAAAGAAAAGCTTTGAAGAAGCGAACACTGCTCAGCGTGCACAAGCTGAAAGACAGATTAGAGCAGATGTCGCTAGATTAGTTCAAGTCGACCCCGCATTCGAGACTATCAAGGCAACCCGCAGCGTCGGCGACGTAGTGGAACTAATCACTAAAACATTTGACGAGGACGGCATCCTTATGACGGTTGAGGAAGCTGCCCAGCAAGTTGAAGATTACTTGCTTGACGAAGCACTTAGACTGACGAAACTCAGCAAGGTGCAATCACGGTTAGCGCCAAGAGCCCCTGCTCCAGATGCTACCCCGAAGGCAACCGCTCAGCCTCAGCAGCAACAAATGAAAACGTTAACGAATTCAGTTAATGCGTCTCGCCCTTTAAGCGCAAAGGAACGAGCCATACTGGCATTCGAAAACAAACTTAAAAAATAACTTCGTCTAAACCCTATCAAAGCATGGTGTTTTGATAGCTTATAAACGATCAGATTTAGCTGCGGATCATGACGTACTAACCTACGTTATAACCAAAGCTTAAGGAAACGCAAATGTCTGCTGTATACGCAAACTCAAGTAACCAAATTGCAGCTTAAACTTGTAATTCCATAACTGATAGGATAAAATGGTATGCATATGAGCAGTAAACCCATGATAATATATTTCGTAACGAAGGAAGACGAAATAGTCTACATAGGACAAACACGTAGACGACTCGAAGACCGACAAAGGCAACACATATCGTTATCGCTCAAGGGTGGGAATAGCGTTTTAGGTGCTGCGATTAGAAAGCACGGAGCTGAAGCTTTTAAATGGTCTAAGCATAGTATCTACTACAATCAAGTAGATTTAGATGCTGCTGAGAAACACTATATTGCTAAATATGCCCCCCGGTACAATGTATCTCCCGGAGGTCAGCATGGCATAGAGTGGGCTTGGAACAAAGGTCAAAAAGAAACCAGACCTGAGGTCTTAGCAAATATCTCTAACAGTGCGAAGTCGCGAAGGCGGACTAAACGCGGTCCGGCAACTCTCGAAGCTATAAAAGCTCGGACAGATGCCCGAACCGCCAAACTTCGAAAACGCGCACGAAAGTTCATTTGTCATCAAAACGAAAAAGTTTATACTTTAGTAGTTGAGGCAGCAAAGGACTTAGGATTAAAGGCAAATGGTATTTATGCCGCCCTTAATCCGCAGCATCGAATGACGTCTTATAAGGGTCACACTTTCAGTTATATAGAATAATTAGAGCTGCATTATAAATTTTCTCTAATAGACTTAGACGCCTAGCAGTAGGTGATAAGGCGGAAGGCGAAAGCCACCGTGAACGACTAAATGAGAAAACGCCGAGAGGTGATGCGATAGTCTGAGCATTGGTATAACATAAGAAGCCAATGATGTAGGGGTTAATAACCTACGATAACAAACTGTAAAAGAGTTGTACACCGATTCAAATGAATACATGAAGGACCTTGTTTACAAGGAAAATCCTTTTTTAGCCCTTGTTCCAAAGAACGAAAGCCCTACCCGATAACCGTCGGGGCTTTAATTTTCCTGCTCAAACGGACGGATTCGCAGGAAAATATATCCCTTAATGGCTAGGGGATATAAAACCAACCAGTATCGGGGGAAGCTGAAATGCCAATCCCGAGGTAAGGTGAGTAACTAAAGAGATTCACCCACCGTAGAGCATAGTACTTGATCTTAGCATTTAATTGTGCTAAACTAAAATAGTGCCAAGAGTGGTAGGCAACTTAAAATTACTTAAGTTGAAAATGTATGCCGAACTTATATGAATGCATGCAAACGTTGTGGTAAAATTAAATCACAAAACAATTTTTATAAAAGGCTTGATAAAGAAGCAAGATGTAAAGAATGTGTAAGTGAAATAAGACGACAAGAGTATAAAGAGAAAAAAGAATTTAAACTCAAAACCGTTCAAAAATACCGCGATGAAAATCCCGAAAAAATAAGGGATACAAAGCTGAAACAAGCTTATGGAGTAGGAATAGACTACTTTAACGCCAAGTTAGAAGAACAAGGCGGAGTTTGTGCAGGTTGTAAGCGCAACGTAAAGACTATATGGCGTGGAAAACAAGTCGCCATGGCTTTAGATCATAACCATGATACTAAGCAAGTCAGAGGAGTGCTTTGCATAAAATGTAATAGAGCTTTAGGGCTCTTAGAAGAAAATGAACAAACATTTTTAAATCTAGTTAATTACATTAACAAATATAAGAAGTTAGGATAAAAAGCCTAACGATAACAATTTGGTGCCCTTAGAATACGGCGTTCCACAAGGACGAAGCCATGCCTTCGCTAACGCTCAAGGACAGCAAACTGCTACGCAGCTTGCTTCTTTCTTCGTTTACGTCATCTCCGACTACCAATTGGTCACCATCACGAACCTATTGATGGAACAGACCAAGACGTCAGCCGGCGCTTTCGTTGACGCTGCTAAGCTCCAAATGGATGCAGGCTTCAGAAACATCACCAACAACATCGCTTTCGAATTGTTCGGTGACGGATCTGCTACCCGCGGATATATCGGATCTGCAACCGCTGCAGCTCCTACCTACACCATCACCCTCTCCAATGCACAACAAATCGTGCAATTTGAAGTTGGAATGACCTTGGTGAACTTCGTAAACAACGGATCTGCTATCTCCTCGATCTCCTCCACACAAGCAACGATCACCGCTGTAAACCGAAGCACAGGAACTATAACTGTTCTTGCAACATCTACTGACTCCTCTTGGACGACAGTTGGAAACGCCCTCGGTATCTACGGAGATATCGTTGCAGGGAACATCAGCACAGGCACGAACCTTGCATTGTCAGGGTTAGCTGCATGGCTGCCCACCACTTCTCCTGGATCTAGCGATAGCTTCTGGGGTGTTAACCGATCTGCAGACGTCACCCGTCTCGCCGGTAACCGATACAATGCTACAAGCTACACCATCGAAGAAGGTTTGACAAACGCTCTCGCAGTGTTAAACCGAGAAGGTGGAAAGCCCGACCTTTGTATCATGGACTTCGCTTCTTATGCATCCCTCGTGAATGCATTGGGCGGAAAAGTTCAGTACGTTCAAGCTAAGCACGATGAAGTTGAAGTGGCATTCGAAGGGATCACCTTCCAATCCGCTTACGGCCGAGTCACCATCTTAGCTGACCGTTCCTGCCCTCCTCAGACCGCATACCTCTTAACAATGAGTACCTGGAAGCTTCGCTCCTTAGGGAAAGTTCCTCACATTCTCACCTACGGGTTAGAAGGTTTGGAAGGGTTGCGAGTTGGGAATGCTGATGCGTTGGAAATTCGCATAGGCTATTATGGGAACCTTATTTGTAGCGCCCCAGGTTGGAACATGGTCGTTTCTCTCTCAGCTTGATAAATCATTGATTTTATTGAATAAAATCTAGATTGTAGGGATGTTGATTAAATTTGACATCCCTACTTTTTTATGAAATGATTATGCTATGATTTGTACAACGTTAAATTGCAATAAAAAAATGATGGCTAAAGGATTGTGTAGTAAGTGTTATTACCGAATAAAACGTGGCGGCACTCCAGAATTATCTAAAAAACAACAAATGGCTTTAAGAAAATGCTCTATTAAAGAGTGCAATAAAAGACACTTCTCTGATGATTATTGTGGAATGCATTATAGAAGATGGATAAGACACGGCGATCCTAATTTTATAAATCCCAAATGCAACAGAGATGGTAATGCTATCAAACGGGCACGGCAAAAGACTAAAGAATGGAAAAAGAATAACTGGCAATCATATAAAGCTTATTTGGCATCTAGAAAGCAAAGAGTTAAAGATGTTACTCCTAAATGGGCGGATCTAAATATTATTAGAGAGTTTTACAAGAATTGCCCCAAAGGTTATCACGTGGACCATCAAATACCGATTAATGGAGTAAATGTTACTGGTTTACATGTCATAGATAATCTACAATATTTAACTGCAGAAGAAAATCTTAAGAAATCAAACCGGTATTAATCCTGGCTTTTTTTATTTCTATTGACATAGAGCGGTTGCGTACAAGAAAAAACATTCTTGACCCCTTCACCCCCCCACCGGTATACTCTAACTATGAAGTTTAAAGTGGGAGACGAAGTCATAATATCAGGCTCCTCGAGCTATTTCTTAGGAAACATTACTCGGATAGACGCC